TGGTACACCGCCCAATCGGGCCAGTACGCGCGCGACAAGTGGGCCGAGCTCGTGGAGGACCTACTCGACTCACCGCTAGCTGACCGCCTCGAGGTGAAGCTCACCAACGGATCCGAGCGGGTGATATTTCCGAACGGATCCACCCTGCGCCCCTTCCCACCGACGCGCGACGCCCTCCACTCCATGCAATCCGATCTAGTCATCATCGACGAGGCATGGAAACACTCCGCCGAACGGGGCGCCGAGCTCATGCAGGCCATCGGGCCGACGCAAGCCACCCGGCCGGGGGCGCAGGTCGTGGTGGTGTCCACCGCCGGATCCCTCGCCGATTCGACGTTCCTGCACCCGTTGGTGGTCCGGGGCCGCGCGCAGGATCCTGCCCTCGCCTACCTCGAGTGGTCCATCCCCGATAGCGCGGATCCGATGGACACCGCCGAGGTGGCCAGGTGGCACCCCGCGGTGGGCCGCACCATCGAGGTGGATTTCCTCGAGGCCGAGGCCGCCAAGCTCGCCGATATGCCAGGCGAGTATGCCCGCGCATACGGCAACCGGTGGACGCAAACACTCGAGCGCATCATCGATCCCTCGACGTGGGCGAGGGCCGCCACCGACACCCCCCTACCGGCGGGGGCGCCGGTGTTCGCCGGCGACATCGCGCAGGACCGTTCACGCTCGGCCATCGTCGCCGCGGTGGGCGGTGTCCTCGAGGTCATCGAGTCACGCCCCGGCACCGAATGGGTGGCGGCCCGCCTCGCCGAGCTCGTGGCCCGCCACGCGCCGGCCGCGGTGTTGGTGGACCACATCGGCCCCTCGGCCACCCTCGCCGATGACCTGGCCGCCGCCGGTGTCACCCTGTACCCGCTCACCGCCGGGGTGTACGCCACCGCCTGCCAACGCTTCACCGACGATTTGACCAACGGCCGGATCCGGCACCGCCCCCACCCCGCCCTCGACGCGGCGGTGGACGCCGCCGCGCAACGGCCGCTAGGTGACGGGTGGGCATGGGCACGCCGCCGGGCCGCGGCCCCTATATGTGAGCTCGTGGCGGCCACCCTGGCCTCATGGGGAGACCAACACCGCCCCGCCGCCCCCCTACGCCCCGCGGTGTACACCGACTAGGTGTCTGTAGGGCCTCATGGGGCGGCCCACGATGGCCGCCACGCCCCGATCGTTAGGCCGCCGGGGTGATTACCCGCGGCGGGTGGGGCAAACAGTCGGACCCTAGGGTTACAACCGTGTGATGCGACCTCGTGGTGTCCGGGTGGATTGCGGGGCCGGCACGTTCCTGCCGGTGTGCCCCGATTGTTCGTGGCGGGGCCTGCCACGCGGGGTGAAGCTCGACGCGCAACGGCAGGCGCAGGCACACGCCGAGGCCATCCACGGTTTGATCCGAACGGTGAACGCCGCCACCGCCCGCCGGCGGGCCGCCTAGTGTTCGGCATGAGTAGGGCGGTGGGCCTGGCCTCGAGCCTGGCCACCATCGCGCCACAGTTCGATGCATGGACCACCAACACCCTCGAGTCTGTGGTGTTCGCCGATATCGTCGGATCCGCCGACTACCTACCCCTTACCCGCGCGGCGGCCATGAGTGTGCCCGCGGTGGCCCGCGCCAGGCACCTCACCGCCGGCGCCATCGCCAAGTTGCCCCTCTATGCGATGCGCATCGATCAGCGGGTGAGCGTGCAACCGTATTGGACGCAAGGCACCGATGGGCAGGCGGGCACCGCCGCCGACCTGGCCCGCCGCGGCATCACCCCCCAATCACCGTGGTCGCGCATGCTGTGGACCATCGATGACCTCATGTTCTACGGGGTATCCGCGTGGCTCACCACCGAGCGTTACCTCGAGGACAACCGGCCGGCCCGCATGTTGCGGATCCCTTACGCCGCGTGGACCGCCAACGATGACGGCACCATCACCGACACCGATGGCCACCCGTACCCCGCCGGTGATGTGGTGCTGATACCGGGGCCGCATGAGGGTGTCCTCACGTTCGCCCGCCGCACCATCACCGCCGCGGCCGAGCTCGAGCAGACCGCCGCCGACGTGGCCCGCCGCCCGTTCCGTCTCGAGCTTCATCAACTGACAGACGTGACCCTCGACCCCCTCGAGCGCCGGCAGATTGTCACCGATGTACGCGCGGCCCTCGCGGCCAACGATGGCATCCTGTTCACCAACGCCGCCATAGAGACCAAGGAACACCGCCTCGACTCCGAACAGCTACTCGTGGCCGGCCGTAACGCCTCGGCCCTCGACATAGCGCGTGACGTATCGATGCCCGCGGCCATGTTGGACGCCACCACCGAGGGCGCATCACTGGAGTACGCCACCCTGCAAGGCCGCAATCAGCATTGGATCGACTACGGCCTGTCCCTGTACATGGAACCTGTGACCGCCCGCCTCGGCATGGATGACGTCATCCCTGCGGGGCAGCGTATGGCGTTCGACCTGGCCGACCTCACCAACCTCGCACCGGCCCCCACCGGCGCCCCCACCGCGGACTAGGCCACGATGACCCTTCACTTCACCGCCCCCGCCGCGCAGGTGACCGCCGCCATAGCCGCCGACGCCGCCGATGACCGCACCGTCAAGGGCCTCGTGGTGCCCTACGGGGTGTCGGGCCGCACCGATGCAGGGGACCTCAAGGTCCGGGCCGGCGGCCTGCGCACCCCCGCCGACCTGCGCCGGGTGAAGCTCTTCACCGACCACGGCCGCGCCACCCCGGTGGGATACGCGCACACCGTCACCGACACCGCCGACGCTATGCGGATGGCGTTCCGGGTGGCCGGCACCCCCGCCGGTGACCTCGCGTTGGTGGAGGCCGCCGAGGGTGTCCGCGATGCCCTCTCGGTGGAGCTCGACAACGCCGATATCCGCGGCGGGTGGATCGAGTCCGCCGATGTGGTGGCGGTAGCGCTAGTGCCCTTACCCGCCTACGCCGACGCGCGTATCAACGCCGCCGCCGCAACCGAGAGGAACCCCCGCATGACCACCGCACCGGATCCGGACCCCACCACCACCACCCCCGACGATGACGACGAGGACACCCCCGCGCCGGCGCCGGCGCCGACTCCCCCGCCGGCGCGGGTGGCCGCCTCCCTGAACCCCTCGCCGGGCCGCCGGGTGCAGGTGAACGCCTCGCAGGCCATCGACCGCCTCCGCCGGGTGGTCGCCACCGCCGGTGACGCCGCGCAGGTGAACGCCGCCCTGTCCGATGTGGTGCCCGGCGACGACACCGGGCAAGGTTTCATGCGGGACCAATGGTTGGGTGAGCTCTGGACCCCGGTAGCCTCGCAACGCCCCTACATCGCATCGATGACCGCCGGCACGTTGACCGGTATGCGGTTCTACGGGTGGAAGTGGGAGGAAACCCCGCAGGTGGGACCGTACGCGGGCAACAAAGCCGCCATACCGTCGAACCCTGTCAGGATCGTGCCGGTGGAAGGCACCGCGTACCGGTTGGCCGGCGGGTGGGACGTTGACCGCATCCTCGTGGACCTCGGCTCACCGGGGTTCCTCGAGGCCCTGTTCGCGGCCGCGGTGGCGGATTACGGGGTGAAGTCCAACGCCGCCGCCGGCACGTTCCTGGCCGCCAACGCAACGGTGCTCACCAACACCGTTGACAACCTCGTGGATGGCCTCGCAGCGTGCGCGGCGGCCCTCGCCACCAACGGGGCCACCGTCTCGTGGATCGCCATCGCGGCCGACCTGTGGTCGGATTACCTGGCCCTGACCTCGGCCGAGGCCCCGTGGTGGCTATCGATCGCGGCCGGTTCGGTGTCCATCAAGTCCCCATCAGGCCAGGTCGCCGACCTGTCATTCTTCGTGGATCCGACCCTCCCCGCGGGCACCATCCTGGCCGGCGACAAGAGGGCCACCCAACACTTCGAGGCCGCCGGTAGCCCCCTGAAGGTGCGCGCCGAAAACATTCCATCGGGCGGTATCGACATCGGGGTGTTCGGATACGCGGGTGACCTGCTCACCGATGGCCGAGGGTTGGTCAAGATCGTGGTGGCCGCCGGCGCCACCCAATCGGCCCGCACCCCCGCCCGCTCGAGCTCGTCCAAGTAAGCGCTACACCACCCGATGATGACCCGCGCAACCGTGCCCGCCGTGACGTGGCTTGACCCCGCCGACGTGGAGGCGTGGCTACGCCTGGCCCCCGGCACCGACGCGGACCTCATCGGGTGGTGTACCGCGTATGCGGTCATCGAGGTGCAGCGGTGCCGGCCCGATCAGTGGGTGGTGGTCATCACCGCCGACGATGAGACGCGCACCTACACCCCGGACGCCGAGGTGTATCAGACCGCGGTGATGTTGGCCGGCCGGGTGTACCGGCGCAGGAACAGTCCGGGCGGTATCGAACTATTCGCGGACTCGGTTGCCTACGTGGCCAGGTTCGACCCTGAGATACAACGGGGCCTGCGCACCGGTGGCTACGCCTGGCCGGCGGTGGGATGAGGTGATCGACCTGGCCCGCGCGGTGGCCGCGGTGGTGGACCGCCTCACCGCCGGCGGGGTGGCCGCCACCGCCGATATCCGCAACCTCAACCCCCCCGCGGTGTTGGTACCGCCGCCGACCCTCGAGTGGAGGTTCGGCCGCGGGGCCGAGGCCACCTGGCAGGTTGTCGCCACCGTGGGCAATACCGGCACCGGGGCGGCCATCACCGCCCTGTCCGAGCTCGTGGACGCCGCGCAGGAGGCCATGGGGGGACTCATCACCGCGGGCCGGCCGGTGGACCTGTCAAGTCCCGATGGCGGGGCGCCCCTGCCGGGGTATGAGCTCACGTTCACTACCAAGATCACCGAGAGGACTTCACCATGAGCAGCCCCGACCCCACCCTTCCCACCACTACCGCCAAGTTCGGCCCCGGTACCCTGACCATCGGCGCGGTGGGATCCGAGATCGATTGCGCTTGCCTCATCAACGGTTTCCGGATCGCGGCCACCAAGGATCAGGCGGACGGAACGACGAAACTCTGCGGGAAAACTCGGCCCGGCGCGGTGTCCTACACCTATGAGGCCACCGGCAACGTTGACACCGACGTGGCCGACGAGGCGGGACTGTTCGCCCTGTCACAGTCCGCGGCGGGCACCGAGCAGCCATTCACTTTCACCCCCAACACCGAGGCCGCCACCTCGGCCACCGGGGTACTCATCATCGATCCTCTCGACTTCGGGGCCGACGCCTACGGGGATGACCTCACCTCGGATTTCACGTTCGCTCTCGTGGGCCAACCCACCTACACCTACCCCGTACCTGTCCCCTAGGTGAAGGGGAAAACGGGCGGGGTGACCGTGGAAGTCCAAGGCGCCAAGGA